ATGGATAAGGCAAATGCAATCATGGTGGTGTGTACAATGAAAGTACATGACATTGACGACCCAACTAGTTTTGTAATAGTTGATGGTTGTTCAGCAATGGGAGCAATGGATAAGTTTGGTACAGGTAATGCCATGTCTTATTCAAGAAAGTATGCTTTCTTAAATCTGTTAAATTTAAAGACAGGTATAAAAGATGAAAGCGGTTATGCTGCTACACCATTTAATAAAATTTCTAAGGAGCAATCCAAAGAAACAAGTCCAGTTTATCTTGATGATAATGTGGATGCCGAAGAGATAAAGGAGTACATTCAGTTAGCTAAAAACTCTAAACAGTTTTACAGCATAGCTGATAGATATAAAAATCAACTTCAATATCTTATGAAAAACAATTCCAAAGCATACAAGCAAATCAAAAAGATTGCTGATGCCAAAGAATTGCAATTAAATAATAACGTGCAACAATAAAGTTGCAGATAACAAAAGGAAAAAATGGAAGAAGCAATATGGGTTAATGTAATACCCAACGATAAAAAGACAGAAGAGAAGCACCCTGATTGGGTAGCACCTAGAAATCCTAAATCTCCAGAAGGTAAAAACTGGACAATAGGAGTTAAAGTAGGTGGTTCTTGGTATAGTCAAGCTGGATGGAACACTAAAGACGAAAGTGGTCAACCAACTGGCGGTATTACTATTAAACTTACACCTAATGCAACAAGTGGTACAAGTGGTGGTGGCGGACAATCGTTCACACCACAAAAAACATTTGCTAAAAAACCAGCATTTGGTACAAATAATCAATCAAGGTTCTAAAAAAACTTTGACATCTTTGTGGCGGGTTTTAGTCATTACCCTTGACTTTTTTATTAGTTGTTTTCCCCGCCACGAAGTCCCTCTTTATTATGAATAGAAATAAATTACAGAAACAAATTGGTGGTTCACACTACAAAGATAATTTTAAAATCCAACCCATTGAATACATACAAGCTAATCGTATGGAATTTGCTGAGGGATGTGTTATTAAATATGTGTCGAGACATTCGTTTAAAAATGGCAAAGAGGATATACTAAAAGCAATACAAAACCTAGAGTTTATATTAGAAAGAGATTACAATGATTGACAAAAAGGAAAAATCTTATATAAGAACAAGATATGGAGACGCAAACTTTAAATATGTAGAAAGTTTTGATTCCGTAAAGAAAGCTGCCGACCCTTCAAATGAAGGTAAGTTAGTAGAAGTAGTGGTCAACGAAATTAAATGGGATCACACAAAAGTGAAGGAGCATGATGGAAAACATCAAATTGCGACTACAGAAGCTGATGGACAAACAGCAAAAGAAAAGTGAGTTGTATGTTCAAACAGTACAGAAAGCTAATAAATTAAAAGCTGAAAGTTACAGTTTATATTTAGAAGTTTCGAAATGTAGAGAGCAGTTAATGACACACAGATAGTCATTAATTAAAGATTTATAAAAACAACAATAAGTTGTGCAAACAACAGAAGGGTACTTTACGCAAATGAAAACAATCACACAATTAAAACAAGCTATGAAAGCTCCTATGTATCGGGAACTAACAGAGAGAGAACTTATTATTTATAAGACAGGATTTAAAAATGGTTTCCGTATGTCATTGCAACAAAACAAAGCAAAGATAGAAGGCGAACTATTTAGATTAAAATTAAAACAAGAAAAAATAGAAAGTAAAAAAGATAAACTACCTACTGAAAGAAAAGCAATACCTCTCAATATATTTAATGCAGTAGTTAATAAAATATGTGTGAGATATGAAATGCCAAGAGATGAGTTGCTTGGCGTTAGAAGGTATGAACATTTAGTTAGAGCAAGAACGATTATGATTAATTTAATGCTTGAAGTTTATGGTGTATCTTTATCTGAATTAGGAAGATTGTTAAATATAGATCACTCAACTGTTATTCATCATCGTAGATTAAAATATATGGGTCAAAGATTTTGGTCTAAAGACAAAACAATACACGAAGAATTTAAAGAGTTAAAAGAACAATTAGAGTTGTAGGTTTTGCCACTCTTTATATTGTTTTAAATATTCATCGAAGCAACTATGTTCATTTGCTCTATGTTTTTCACAAAAGTAATCTTTGTTAGCATTAATAATCCAACCACCTTCGTCAGACATTAATTCTTTGTCGCACATTAAACAATTACCACAATGTATTTGAAGTTTTTTACGAGACTTGACCCAAGTTTTTTTTCTTACCATTTTTTACAAGACCAGTATCTAGCTGTGAGCTTACTGGTTGCAGAATCGCATCGGTGTCTAGCTCTAAAAGATTTACGTCTAGCAGGTTGATCTTTTTTAATAGTCATATTAGCATCGCCATATCTAATAAGTTTTACTTGATCGCCTACCTTTGCTAATACCGCAAACTTTTTAGTTTTAGTTCTAGCATTTTTAGGTTTATTGTAACCCGAAAATTTTTCTCCTCTATAATCTATAGCCATAATCGTTTATAATATTTTTTATCGTATAAGACAACTTTCCATTTATCTTTTTTTTTAAATTGATTTCTTACTCCGTATTCTGTAGCTTCTTTTTCTGTCTCCCACATCTCATTGGTAAACAAACTCCAATCATCATTACGAAACCACAGTATACAATACACTATTCTAGTATTAATGATTTGATAGATTTAGAACCATCAATATTTGTTTCAAGTGTTGCTTTAGATTTAATACATTTATAATCTATGTTAGCTTTAACTTGTCTTGTGGCTTCACGTTTATGTTTAAGACATACAGACATAGACTTTTGTATTCTATGTTCTTTAATATCTGGTCCTATAAACATAAGTAATGCTACAATCTCTGCTATCATTAGTGTCCGTTTCCGTTCTTTCTAACTTTGTCTTTTAGTTTTTCTACATCAGCTAATGTTTTTTCAAGTTGTGATTTAAGAAATTCTATATTGACTTTATTAGTCATATTCATTTCTTGAGTAGACTGTAATTTTTCTACAGTCTTATAAAGATCTTCTAATAAAAAATGTTGCTCTTGATCGGTTGGGACTTGCTCGGATTTTTTAAGCAAATCATTTTCAAATAATTCTCTTGATGTTTCGAGACTAGTTAACCTAGCTGTTACTTCTGTATATGCTACTACACCCATAACAACACCAATAATTATTCCTATCATATTCTTAATTGGCATACTCACTTCTGTTTTGTCTGATAATTTTAATGCCATAATTTAATTTCCTTGACCTCTATATTTTTTCCAAGATTTTTTTTTATGTTTATTCATAGATGAACTTTTAGGTCGTCTACCGAGACTAGTACTTTTTGCTATTCTTTCGTGCGGAGTTTTGTCTGCGTTGAACTTTTTTGCCATTCTTTTTTCCTGTTTGTTGCGATAATAAACTTACTTTTTTACTGTATTGTTGTGATGAATTAGTCATTATACTTTTCATTTTTTAAACTTCTTTCCAGATAATAAATTAGTAACTGATATTCCGTAGTTACCACCTACCACTATAAATATTAAATAGAGATAGACTTCTGGGATGTTCTTCAGTTGTTCAAAGTAAAACTCTACCTTTTGTAGCATAGCCATATCTCCCCAGAACGTAGCATAAGCAAGAATACCTAAAGGTGCTAGTATAAAAGCACCTAGTATTAAATCTAAAAATAAAGAGCCATTTCTTTTTGCTCTTTCGTTTCCTGTTTCCATCTCTGCCAAAGCGATTGCGTGTTTTCTTTCGCTTTTCTCTTTACGTCTTTGCATAAAAGTTCCGGCAGCTTTAGAGCCTATGTTGAATAATAATCTATATGGTATCATCTGTTCCTTTTATTTTCTCTTCTAGTTCCTTTATCTTAGCTAATGCCTTTTCTAAATCTGTAGTCGAAAATTCTAGTTTTTGCAAACATCTTTTATTAGCAGCATCCTTAGATTTTCCAGCATCTTCTAGCTCACTAATCTGCTGTTTTAAGATTCTAACTTGATCTTTATACTCGGTTATGATTTCGCCTGTGTCCATATTATTTGTTATAATATATTTTGACTCTAAGTTTTTTTTGTTCTGGAGTAAGACCTCTATTGATTAAACTTCCTGCTTTTCTTGTATATTTATCTTTTGGTATATAATCTGTTTTTCTATAGTTAGCTGATTTGACATCATACGCTTGATATTTACCGGTGTCTATATCTAAAACCACCATATCTATTGGACCTTTACCCATAGCAGGTACAAAGACAATTTTGTTTGGGTCTTTAGCAAAGTTAGCTTGTGCAATTAGTTCGTTATACAAACCAACAGAAGCTGTCTGTCTGCGTCTAGCCATTCCATTTAAAAAAACCTAGAATGACCGCAAGTGAGCCGCCAATAACAACTAGGAAATTTATAACACCTTTTCCTTTGTTCATATCAGAGTGTAGATTTTTTATATCTACTCTCATTTCATCTATAGCTTTAAATAAAGTTTTCATACGTTCCGCACACACCTTCTCGTGATAAGAGATACGAATACTATTATTTTTTTCTGCGTATTCTTTAATTTTTTTTACACTTGCAGATGATTTTTTTGATTTTGTTTTTGACATAGCTTTTTACTTTTTCCCAAAAGTTTGTTATTTCTTCTAAAAAGATTCCTATCATTTTATCCATATATACTCCTATGATTCCTCTGTTTGTACGCATTGAAAATTAACAACCATTTTATTTTCATTAACTATACTACTATCTATACTATTTATTATTTTAATAGAACGTAGATAACCTGCACTAGCACATTCTGACCAAGAATTAAATATAAAACTATCATGAATGGGTGGTAAACAATCCATGTGTACAGCAGAACATACCTTTAATATTAACATAAACTTCATGTTAATTTATTAACAGATATGAATTATTATTTATATAAATT